CTATTCATATACCGACTTTTGCAGTATCGATACTAACAAAATCACAACACCAGCAGATAACGAAATTTCAACAAATTTAGTTATTGATCCAACCGTATACTTCGGTACTGGTGGTGCAAACAGCGCCGCTGAATATGGCGTATCAAAATTGAGCCAAAACAAAGTTGAAGTACAATTCAAACTTGTTTGGAACAATAGCAATATTGCTGGCAACGTTGCAAATTCATACTTTACTACAGGCGTTGGTTATATATCATCACTAGCACCTACAGTAAGTCCAGAGGCACCGGTTTGGATAACACCCATGACTATTGCTGTCGATGGAACAATGTATACTGACCAACAGTAATTTGTGATAGCATGAAATAAAAAGGGGGCAATAGTCCCCTTTTTTCTTATATAGGAAAATAAATGAATAACGACACTGTATGGTTAAAAACCAATGAAGAAAAACTTAGAAGTTTAATTGCTGATGAGGCAAAACAAATGCCCATGTTAGACAATATGATGGCAACGATTAAACAACTAAAAGCAAAACAAGCATTTAGGCTTGCACTTCTTAATCAGTTACTAGAAGAACTAACTGACCAAGAATAAATACAATATAATAATTTAAAGGAAATAACAAATGAAACTCTCACAACTCTCAGCAAAACCCCAACTAATCGACGTACAATTAGATGACGAAGATACCATAAAAGAATTCGGTGAAGCCATTGAATTCTGGACATGGGACCGTCAACCATTGGATGTGTTTATGAAATTAGCAAGCGCAAGTGGTACTGATACCGGCAATATTATTAATATTGTTCGTACATTAATTCTTGACGAAAAAGGTAAAGAAATTCTTAAAGATGATGCTATGCTTCCAACACATGTATTGATGAAAGCAATTGCAAAGGTGACAGAACTGTTGGGAAAGTAACGAATGACAGTATTGATCCTAAGTCTGAAAGAATGGCAGCAATACTGATGATTGATTCACTAGGTAAGCGTTATGGTATGCTTCCTAGTGAAGCATTAGATAGAAGTAACACATTTGATTTGTATATTATGGATGCCGCATTAAGTTTTGAACATTTTCATCACAAGAAAGCAATGAACAATGGAATGGATCCATTACCAGAATATACAACAAATGAATTATTAGACATGCTGAACAAGAATAAGGAACAATAATGTCAATTACACTAGATGTAAAAATAACAAATCAGTTAACTCCTAAAATAAAAAGTATTCAACAAAAATTGAATAATTTACCTAAAGAAGCCTATCAAGAGTTTGTTAAATTAACACCAATACGTACTGGTAATGCTAAACGTAGTACTAAATTGCAGGGTAAAACAATTGAAGCAAATTATGCATATGCTGGTGTATTGGATAAAGGTCGTCATATGACATCTAAAGGTATGCGTGGTAGTGAACAAGCACCAAAGGGTATGACCAAACCAACAGTTGACTTTATTAAAAAACGTGTTGGACAAATTGTAAGAGGCAAATAATATGGCAGATAATATTGATGTAAATGTAAATGTAAACACTAGTCTAGCCGTTACTAGTTTAGAAAAATTAAATCAAAGCGTTAAAAAAATTGATGATAGTTTTGCTAGCCTTAAAAACATGGTTGCTGGATTTGTATTAGGTAATCTAGTTAGTAGTACATTACAAATGGCTGATGCTGTTAGTGACTTAGCAAAAGCAACTGGCATATCTACTGCTGCCGTATTAGGTTTTAGTCAAGCAGTTAAAGAAAATGGTGGCGACAGTGAAGGCGCACGTAAAGCAATTGAAAAATTTGCTATCAGTTTAGAAGAAGCACGTAATGGTTCCAGAGATGCACAAGATGCATTACAAGCCGCAGGTCTTTCATTAAAAGAAATTAGTAATTTAGATGCCAATACTGCTTTTAGTAGTTATGTTAAAGGTTTAGGTAAGATTGAAGGTGAAACAGCAAAACTTGCTAATGCTAATACTGTTCTTGGTAAAGGCATGCGTAGTGTCGATTTTGAAGCAGTCGCTGGTTCATTAGACAGATATACAATTACTAATGCCAAAGCCGCACTTGAAACTGAACGTGTTGGCGACATGGTCGATAACATGAATAAAGCAATGGGTGAATTGCAAAAAGTAATGTTAACTGTATTAACTCCAATTGCTGACTTAGTTAATTGGTTCGCTAAAGGTAGTGCCGCAGCCGACGCATTATTGACCGTCATTGGTGCTGTTGCCGCAATATTTGCCGGTGGTTGGATTGTTAAAGGTATTCAAGGATTAGTTGGATTAGTAGGTTGGTTAACCACTTCATCTACTGGTTTAACTGCATTGGGCGCAGCCGCAGGTGCTAGTGCAGTAAAACTTGCTGAATTTTTTGGTATTGTTGATTTAGATAAGTTAAGGGCAATGGTTGGCTTGCAAACTGATGCCGCAAAGAAAGCAGAAGAACAAGCAGCCGCAGAAAAGAAATTATCAGAAGAACAGGCAAAGGCTAAAAAAGAAGCAGAAGCCAAAGAACTTCAAATTAAAAAAGCAAGTGCCGCAATTGAATTAGCCGCACAAAAACAAATTGATGCTACTAAAAAATCAATAGCACAATATAATGAACAGTTTGATATGAATACCAAATTAATGGGTCAAACTGAAGAACAGAAACTTGCTGTAACTACAATGTACGATTTACAGCAACGTAAGATTGCCGCATTATTACCATTACAAGAAAAATTACGTGAGTTGCAATCTATTCCTGCAGGCGCAAGAGGTGCTACTGACAAAGCAGAAATGGCTGCAACACAAAACGCAATCAATAATGTAACTAAACAATACGATGCTCAAGTTCCTGTAGTTCAAAAATTACTTTCCGAACGAATAAAACAAATGATGGTTGAACGTGATTTGGCATATAATGCTGATTTGTTAACTAAAGCATATGATGCACAAATGGCAGTTGAAGAACAAATGAATAATATTTCATTAGGTGCAATCGACAAAGTTACGCAAATGCAAAATGAATATGCACAATCAACATTACCAGGTGTACAAGCAGAATTGCGTAAAATTGCTGACGAACAAAATGCAATAGCCAAAGCGGCTAAACGACAGGTTGCAGTACAATTTGAAAATGATCCTGAAGGATTAACCAAAGCAATTGACAATATTGACAAAGCAACAAAACAAGCAATACAAATTCAACAAACTGCGGCTCAGTCAATTTATAATTCTCAACGTACATTTTCATATGGGTGGGAACAAGCATTTAATAAGTATATTGATGATGCAACTAATGCCGCAACCATGGCAAGTCAAGCATTTAGTTCAATCACTAGCAATATGAATAGTGCTATTGATAACTTTGTTGAAACTGGTAAGTTTAGTTTTAGTGATTTTGCTAATAGTGTTATTAAAGATTTAATTAAAATTGAATTAAAAGCACAAGCAAGTAAATTATTAGGTGCTATTGGAGGTGGTGGCGGCATATTCAGTGCGATTGGCTCATTATTTGGCTTTGCAGAAGGTGGTAGTCCTCCAGTCAATAAGCCAAGTATTGTTGGTGAAAAAGGTCCTGAGTTGTTTGTACCAAAGACAGCAGGTACAATTGTACCTAACGGTCAAAGCATGGGAAGTACAGTAAATAATTATGTTACAAACAACAATGTATCAGCAATTGATGCCAAATCAGTAGCACAATTCTTTGCTGAAAATCGTAAAACAATGTTAGGTAGTGTGCAACTAGCGCAAAAAGAACTACCATATGGTAACAGATAAGGAAAACAAATGAGTACTGGTTTACAAACAATTATCGATAACTGTAACGGAATTAAATTTAACCGTCGTAATGTTGTTGGTATACAATACACACGCAATGAAATACCCAGAGTAAGTGCAACACCTACACGTAATCCATGGAAGATTACACTAGACATGCCTAATAGATTTAGATATAATCAAATACGTGCATTATTAGAAGAACTTGACACACTTGATACAACCACTCCACAAGTAGTTACGTTTGGTAATCTAACAGCAATGGATTGGATATTTAAATATCAAGGTGATTTAACAGCAGGTCAAATCAGTGGTTTAAACATAGTAAGTTATATAGGTAATCAACTGACATTAAATGGATTACCTGCAGTGGGAGCAGGCACTGTGATGTTCAAGAAAAATGATTTGATTCAAGTTAATACGCATCCTTATCCATTCACTACAGAAAATGATGTATTGCGTGGCTCAGGTTCCTCTGTTGTTATAACTACAAGTAGACCAAATATTATAACAAGCAGTGTAGTTGGTTATGGTATCACAGTAGGTACCACTTGTCAATTTAATATGTTTTGTCCTAACATGCCTGTTTATAAATTAACACCAGGTGGTTATGTTGGTTATGGTGGTGCAACAACAAATAACGCATTGATAGAGTGGAGTGATAGTTTTTTCTTATACGAATTTGTAGGTGATGCAT